ACTCTTCATACAGTGCAGTTTTGTGGTTTGCTGTTAATCCAGTCAACGAGCAACTTGTTGTATACCGTGAACTCTACTTGTCAAAGTATACTGCAAAAGATTTGGCGTATGCTGTTATGGAAGCGGAATTAGAAGATGGTCAGATTAGTTATGGAGTTTTAGATAGCTCATGTTGGCATAAACGAGGTGATACCGGACCTTCCCTTGCAGAACAAATGATTGCAACAGGATGCAGATGGAGACCTTCAGATAGAAGTAAAGGTAGTCGTGTAGCAGGTAAAAATGAAATTCATAGGCGGCTACAGATTGATGAAGAAACAGATGAAGCAGGAATGGTTATATTTAATACCTGTACTAATTTAATAGCACAGTTACCCATCATTCCCCTTGATAAAACAAATAGCGAGGACGTAGATACAAAAGCAGAAGACCATTTATACGATTGCCTTAGATATGGCGTGATGTCCAGACCACGTTCTCAATCAATTTTTGATTATAATCCTGAGACATCAATGAAAAAATGGAAACCTGCAGATAACGTATTTGGATATTAAACATGGCAGAAGAAGACGAAAATATTGAGTCAATGGTCTTTGTACCAAAGTCTCCTAAAGAAGAACTAGCAGAGTATGTTACAAGTAAATTTAGTTCAGCAGAGGATTCTAGAAGGTACGACGAGGAAAGATGGCTTAATGCATACAGGCAGTATCGAGGATTGTACAGTACTGATATGCAATTTACTGAGACAGAACGCTCAAAGGTCTTTATTAAAATAACTAAAACAAAAGTTTTAGCAGCATATGGGCAAATTATTGATGTCTTGTTTGCTGGACAAAGATTTCCTTTAGGCGTTGAAGCAACACGAATACCTGATGGTGTTACAGAAGCTGTTCATTTTGACCCTAAAGACCCTGAAAATGCACTAGAAGAACTAAAAAATGTGTATGGCTTTGCAGGAGATGGCAAACCTTTAGCGCCCGGTGCAACAAAAGAATCCCTAGATAGAGAAATGGAACTTGGGGCTTTTGAAGAAGGTCTTGAACCAATTAAAGATAAATTAAATGCAGGAATCGGTTTAACCCCTACTTCTCAAACATTTTATCCTGCACAAAAAGCGGCTAAACGCATGGAAAAGAAGATTTTAGACCAGTTAGAAGAGTCTAGTGCTTCAAAACATCTTCGCAATGTAGCTTTTGAAATGGCGCTATTTGGAACAGGTATTCTTAAAGGTCCATTTGCTTTTGATAAAGAAATGGCAAGTTGGAGCGAAGAAGGAGAATACACTCCTGACGTTAAGACTGTTCCTAGAGTAGAATCTGTATCGCTTTGGAACTTTTATCCTGATTATGATGCCAATAATATGTCAGAAGTTGAATACGCTATCCAACGGCATAAAATGAGTCATTCAGAGTTAAGGGGGTTAAAGAGGCGACCTTACTTTAATTCTGACGCTATTGATGAATGTATTGAAATGGGATTCAATTACACTCGTAAATGGTGGGAAGCAGATTTAAGAGATAATGAAACTTCTTTTGATGTTGACCGATTTGAAATTTTAGAATTTTGGGGCAATGTAGATAAAACATTAGCAGAAGAAGCAGGATTAGATATTCCTGCTGAACATAAAGATGTTGATACTCTTCAAGTTAATATTTGGACTTGCCATGATAAAATATTAAGACTTGTTGTTAATCCGTTTACTCCGAAGCGTATTCCTTACTTTGCTACGCCTTATGAGACAAACCCTTATTCCTTTTTTGGTGTAGGATTAGCAGAAAATATGTCTGACTCTCAAACATTAATGAATGGATTTATGCGAATGGCAGTTGATAACGCTGTTCTATCTGGTAACTTAGTGTTTGAAATAGACGAAACTAATTTAGTTCCGGGACAAGACTTACAGGTATATCCCGGCAAAGTATTCAGACGACAAGGAGGAGCACCCGGTCAAGCTCTTTTCGGAACTAAATATCCTAATGTCAGCCAAGAAAATATGATGATGTTTGACAAAGCCAGAGCGTTAGCAGATGATGCTACAGGTATTCCATCTTATTCACATGGACAAACAGGCGTTGCTGGAACAGGAAGAACAGCGGCTGGTATTAGTATGCTAATGGGAGCGGCACAATTAAGTATCAAGAGTGTTGTTAAAAATCTTGATGATTATTTGTTACAACCATTGGGAGAATCTTTGTTTGCTTTTAACATGCAATTTGACTTTGACCCTGAAGCACGGGGAGATTTAGAAGTCAAAGCACGTGGTACTGAAAGTTTAATGAAGAATGAAGTTAGAAGCCAACGACTGCTACAATTATTACAGATTGGTAATAATCCTTCTGTTGCACCCTTCTTAAAAATCCCAGTTATATTAAGGGAATTAGGCGCTGCTATGGATTTAGATTCTGAAAAATTAATTAATGATGAGCGAGAGGCTTTTGTCCAAGCAGAAATAATAAAGACAGCTGGCGGTGTAAAAGATGATGGCGGAGACCAAGGCGGTGCTCAAGGAGTAAATCCAGCTGACCCATCTGGAGGTGGCGGAGGCAACATAGGTGTTGGACAAGCGCCAGTGCCGGGGGAACAAGGATTTAGTGCTCCTAAAACTCCAGCAGAACCTGCCGCAGCTCAAGGGCTAGACCAACTTCTAGGCGGAGTTCAATGAACTGTTGGCATTGCGGCACAGAACTAATATGGGGGGGAGACCATGATATTAGCGAGGATGATGAGGAATATAGCATGGAGACTAACTTATCCTGTCCAAAATGTGATACATTTGTTTTAGTATTTTTACCAAAGGAAAAAAATGATACCAGAGATAGCACGTAAGTTATTATCGCTTGTTAATGTTAAGAAAAATATGGATTGTTTGGAATTGTATGCGGAGCACCGCATTGCTTCAATGCATATAGTATTAGAACAGTCAGAAGATATAAAAGATATTCATATGGCGCAAGGAGCTATAAGGGAATTAAAAAGAATTAAGACGTTGAGAGATGAAGTAATCGCTAATGGAAAAAAGTAATTTACCAGCTTGGTTAGCAAGAGCCTTTGATGCTAGCACACCAATGACTGATGATAATGAAACGATGCGAACGATTGACGTAGAAATAGATGGAAAAATGTTTTTAGTTCCAACTATTAGAATGAATGAAGACGGAACACTTTATAAATTAGATAACGAAGAAGCCGTAGAAAAAGCTAAAGAATTAGGGGATGCGTTACCTGTACCTGAAGGCATGAATGCCACAGAGTTCTCAAAAGCATTAAGTGATGCAGTTCCACAAAGAAAAGCCAAAGGAGGAGCAATAATGGCGATACGAGCACAAAGAGGGCAAGCAAACTTGCCTATGACAGAAGCAACTTCTGCCCCACAGGGTGGAGGACCAAAAGCGGGTAATCCGGAAACATTAATGGCGCCCCCACAAGTACCACAACTAAAAGGTAGACCGGGTGGCGACCCACGAGATGAAGCTATTGAACTTGTAATGCACCAAAGCCAAAAAAAAG